CGCCCGGCTCAAGCTGATAGCCGTAGAAGGGCGCTGCGAGGTTCGTGCCATAGCTCGGATCGCGGGTGAGAGACTGCACCGCGCCGCTGGTATCCACATACTTGAAGAAATCAACCGACTGAAATGGCGGCTTGGGAAGCAGAACCTGCGGATAGCCGTTGCGATCGTAACGGAGAGGCGCGCTGGGAAAGCTGTCGAGACGCGCGAGCCAGGTTTGCGTGATCAGAGCAATGCGGCAGTAATTCTCGACCGCCTCCCGCGCCGCCAGTAGCATCATGAGCAGCGTACTGTCGCGCGAGGTGTCGGTGGCCGGAATATCGAGCAAGCCCTTGAAGTCGGCCAGCGCAACCGGCTCGGCGGCGGGCGCCGTGATGAGGATCATCGATTCCATGGAGCTCCTTCGGAGCAGGGATCAGGGTTCAGGGATCAGGGTTCAGGACCTCTTTGAATGCTTCATGGATAACTTGACATCCGCCTTGGGAGGAGATACGAGCTGATCGGGATGCTGGTCGGCCACCGGCCAGGTGGCGCGGCCGTCGGCGAGCATGGCCGTGGCCGCCTCGGGCGCAATGTCCTGGATTTCGCCCTGCCGAGGGCCGTAATTGAGCTTGATAAGCATGGGTTTTGCTCCGCAAAACAGGGATCAGGTTTCAGGGATCAGGGATCAGGGGTGGGCTTTCGCTGACCCCTGACATCTGACCCCTGACCCCTCTTTCGTTACTGGCTTACGAGCTGGAATCGCGTGCCGTCGTACATGACTTGGACGATCTGGTTGAGGGAAATCTCAGCGCCGGCCAGGGCCGTGGTTCCATTTTTGGTGATAGCGATGGCCGCGCCGCCGTTGACCGCGAGCGTGGAGGCTCCCGTATTGGCATGGCTCGCCTGGAAATAGAACCTGGAACCGACCGTGAGCGTGGGCTTCGGCGTCAAAGCGATGGCGTAGACATTCGCCGTGCCGGTATCGATGGCATAGGTCCACGACGCGGCCTGGATAGCCGAGATGATCTGCGAGTCAAGCTGATTGATGGCCTGGGCGAGAACCTGATCTCCAATTCCCCAGGGCGTGTTACGCGAATCATCGCCCGGAAGAGCGAGATTGAGATTGGGTGTAACAACTTGCTGAGGCATTTGAACCACCTTCCGAGTCTGTGCTTCAAAAAATGCGCTCCGGACCTTAGCCGCACGGCCCGGAGCGTCCCATTAAAGCTGGCTAGACGATGACGGTGAGGGACTGATCGGAGGTATTGCGGCCTCCGGAGAGGATGGCAATGGCGCTGGCGTAGTTGGCGTTGGCCCCGTTGGTGATCTGCAACTGGACATAGGGCGAGCCGGGCGGCAACTGCGCCGCCTCGATCTCGATGATGTAGAAGATGTCGGAGGTGGCCGGAGGAGCATAACCCGCGGCCGTCACAGCGAAACGGCCGCTGTTGAGCGTGCTATTCGGCAGGAGCACGTCGGCCGGAGGATTGACGGGCTGAATGATCCACTCGGTGCCGTCATAGATCACGGTCACGGTGGAGTTGGCGGCGATCTGCCCAATCGTCAGAGCGGTGACGCCGACGTTCTTGAGCGCCTTGGCCGATCCGCCGTTGATGGCCAGCGTGGCAGAAGTGCCGCTATTGGCGTTGACCGCCGTGAATACGACTTCCTGGCCACTGACCGGAGCGGTGATTCCACCCAGGGCGGCCACGGCATAAGCGGTAGCGCTGCCGGTATCGGTGACGTTGGAGCCGGAGGTCTCGCCCTTGTAGAGATCGAAGGCGATGGCCGCAGAGACAGCCATGGCCTCGTTGGTTCCGGCGTTGATCAAGATTGCAGTTTCCGCCGCGACCTTGGCGCCGAAAGAGATCACGATGCTGGCGTGGTCGTTGCCCATGAGATTGAACGGCTTGGCGGTGACGCCGCCGCTGATGGTCTGCGGATAGAGGATAGGGACAACGTGCCCCTCCTGCGCCGCGTAAAATCCTTGCTTGCTCATAAAACTTTCCTTTCCCGGCGATGCCGAGGAAAACTACGTAAACCTGAATTTCACAGGGTTCCCACCCATTCCGCGATGGAACCCGCGGAATGGATGGGGCACAGAAGTCCAGAGCAAAAGCGAAAATGCTTTAGCGCGTGGCCAGGGTGACGAAAGGCGAACGGGAAGCGGCCCCGGAATACGGAGTGAGGGGCTTCTTCCACCATGGCGCGCCGTCCAGGCGGAGCATGAAGCGGAAGGCCAGCTCGCCGGTGAGGAAGGCCACGTGAATCGAGGTATCAGCCCGGATGTCGGTCTTCTTGGGGAGCAGATACTGCGAAAGATCGACCAGGCTGAGATCGCCCTGCGTGCTGAGCGGAGAAGCCTGCTCGACAAAGATCACCGGGCGGCCCAGGAGCAGGCCATACGGCGAGTTGTTGCCGTACATGCCCGGAGGCGTATAGAGCAGCGCGGCGGTGGTGGCCGCGGAACCGGCGATGAGCAGGGGCAGGAGCTGCGGCTCGACGGACTGCTCAGCGAGCCAGACCGCATTCTTGAAGCTGGGGGCCCAGAGACGCGCCTTCATGTTGAGGATGTTCGTGGCCGAGACGGTGCCGGTGGCCTGGCCAGAGTCCTTGGCCTGCACAATCGTGGCCGTGGAGGTCTGGAAGCCGAGAGGAACGCCCGCGCCGGAGCCCGAAACGATCGCCTTGTCGATTTGGAAGCCGAACTCATCGGGGAAGGCCATGCGGATGTAAGCCTCGAGAGCGGGCCCGTCTTCCAACTGCTCCTCGGTGACATACGAAAGGCCGATGAGCTTGTTGGCTACGAACTGGATCTCGCGGAACTTGGGCTTGGTCCCCACATAGGGCGCGCCTTCCGCCTCCCAGTAGGAGAGAATGCCGCCCCAGCGCTGACCATCCGCGCGGCTGTCTTCATCGACCGCGTTCATGACCAGGCGCGAGGAAGCCATGGGAAGTTGTCGGCAACGAGTGGCGATCTCGCCCACGTCATAGGTCCGCTGGAGAATGCCGTCGGCGTATTCCGGAGCGACCAGGAAGCCGCCTTCGGCCGGGACGGTCTCATTGGCTCCGAGAGCCGCGAAGAGCCGGGGATCGGCGCTGGAAGTGCGTCCCTGCTGGATGAGCTTGGTCCCGGTGGCGATGGCGGAGAGCTGCTCGCCAAAGCTCGACCAGGGCTTCTTCGCGCCTTCCGGCTTGGAGACTTCGATGGTGGAAGCGCTGGTACGCTGCATTTCGGCCAGCTCCTCGGCGCGGCTAATGTCGGCCTTGAGGGTGTTGGCGGTGGCCATGTGGGCGTCAAACTGAGTGCGCTGCTCGGCACTCATCTGCTCGCCGTCAGGGACTGCGGCATTGATGGCGGTGGCGGCGTCAACGGCAGCGGCCAGCGCCTTCTGGAGATCACGAAGCTTCATGGAATCCTTTCCAGGGTCGCGGAATGCGCCCAGGTTGTAACAGGTTGTAACAGCGATGAGCCGCAACGCCGCGAAGCCGCCATCGGGCGGTTGGCAAACGTCAGGACTGGACGGCTTCGGCCGCCAGAAAGTGTTGGAAAGTCTAAATTCTCGCCAAACTCAGCGAACGGGCGCGGGCCTGGGCTTCCGCCTGAGCCTTGCTCAGATCGCCAGTCTCTTTTTTGGCGGAGGCCATGCCGCAGCCTTCGCAGTTTTCGGCTTCGGCGTCGCAAGCCTCGTGGGAGCAGTTGGCGCAGTCGCCGGCCTGGCAGGCCTCGCAATCGCAGGTGCAGCCGGTATCCGGATTGGCGGCGGCTTCATCGTCCTGGTCAACAACCGGCTCTTCGGGGCTGTTTTGCGCCGAAGGGATGTGATCGTTTTGGATGGACTGGATTGCGGGCGAAGCGGTGGCGGAAGCGCCCACGCCCTGCTTGACTCCAAACTTACCCAGGACTTCATCCAGAGTGGCGACGCGATCGGCGAGGCCCTGCTTGACGGCATCCTGCGCGGTGAGGACGCGGCCCTGGCCAAAGCCATTGACCACAGACTTGACGGCGACGCCGCGGCCACGCCCTACAGCCTTGGTGAAGAGGGAGTAGAAATCGTCAACCATGCCCTGCATTCCGGCGCGCGCCTCATCATCGAGGGGCTGGTAGCTGTTGCCCTCGGTCTTGTACTTGCCGGCGGAGATGAAGGTGAACTTGACGCCGAGATTTTCGAGAGCCGTGGAGTCGTCTTCGTGAAGCTGATAGACGCCGACGGAGCCGGTGAGCGAGCTGGGGCTGGCGACGACCTCCGAGGCCTGCGAGGCCAGCCAGTAGGCGGCAGAAGCGCAGAGGCAATTGGATACGGCGGTGATCTTCTTCTTCTTGCGGCCGTTGAAGATCTCCGTCGCCAGCTCATCAACGCCGGAAACCGAGCCGCCGGGAGAATCCACATCAATCACAATGGCCTTTACGTTGGGATCGGCGAGAGCCTGGCGCAGCTGCTGCGTGAATTGCTGCACCGATGTGCCGGAGGGCCCGGAAACGTCGCCCGAGACGCGCTGATTGATGATGCCGTAGAGCGGGAGCACGGCCACAGAACCGGGTTTATCGGCCGAGAGCGACTGCATGCGCGCCGCGGCCATCTCATTCTGCGCGCGGATGGCGGCGAGCACCTCCGGCGAGGCCGTGCCTCCGGAAACCTTGAGATTCAGGAAAGCCACGATGGCTTCGAGCTTTTCCGGCTGGATGGCCCAGATGGAGCCGTAGACGGCGCGGACGATGGCGGAATAACGCATCAGAGGACTCCTTCGACGGCCAGAGCCGCCAGTTTTGCGGGTTCGGTAACCGCGACATGCTCGAGGTAAGCGGTGGCGGCGGCCGCGCCTTCCTCATTCAGACGGCTGGCAAGCTCGGAGCAGCGAATATCGCAGGCCTGCTTGGCCTTGATCGAATTCAGCGCGTTGAAGTGGAAGACTCCGCAGATGAAACGGCAGTGCTCGGCATAGAAAGCGGCGAACTCGGAGAATGCCGCCTCGCGCTCGATCAGCTTGTGCACCGCGCTGACCTCGCGGCGGACACAACGCGCGGCCGAATCGTGCGCGAAGAGCTGAAGCTGGGAGCGCATGGCGTTCCGCTCGGGCTCCGGATCGGCGTTCTCGGGATCGTCCTGATCGTCCTGCTCCTCGGTTTCCTGATCGGGGTTCGGATCGGGGCTGTCTGGGACGGCGGAGACGGGAGCCAGCGCCGGATCGAGATTGCGCCAGTTCAGAGGAACGAAATACTGCTTGCCGATGCCTCCGGCGATGGGGTTCATGTCTTCCAGTTCGCGCACATCGTCATCCGAGAGCCAGCCGTGCTCGACGCCCACCGCGTAGCCCGCCATGCGCGTCGCGGTGTCGCCGCGGAGCAGGGAGGCCAGAGCGAACTTGGAATAGCAGGGATCGTCATCGCTGAAGAGATCGCGGCGCTGCGCCTGCTCCCACATGACGGCCATGGGCAGCACCGACTGCTGGGCGTGCATCAGGTTGAACTGCTCAACGCTGGCGTAAGTGGCGGCTTTGCCGGTGTCCACACCGATGAGGTGAGGCAAGATGTTGTGCATGGTGCAGATCTCGACAGCGGAGGCCTTGGAAGCGTCGAGGAGCTGCATGTCGATGGGCTTGATGCCCAGGCTCTTGATGTCCACTCCAGGCGGCAGCAGCTTGGCGCGGTGACGCTTTTCGCCGGTATTGCCCGCCTCAAAGGCCTTCAGATAGGCGTCTTCATCCTGCTTGGTGGCGAAGTTGGTTCCGGTAATGATGACGCCGGCGGAAGCATCGTTTTTGAGGTACTTGCCGCGGTAATCCTGCTGCGCCAGCGCGACGCCGTAAACGTCCATGCCCATGGAGATGCGGGACTGGCCCACCTGGCGCTCGTCGGAAAAATCGCGGACGTGGTGAACCTCATCCTGCAGCAGCGTGCGCGTGGTGCCGGTGAGCGGATCACTGTACTGGTAGCGCAGCGCGCCATCGGAAAGCACCTCAACGCGCACGCGATCCGGGTGCATGGGGATGAGCTCGCCGATCTCGCCCCGGCTGCTGGTCAGGATTTCAGAGTAGGCGTTGCCGCGCAGCTCGATGTGACCCTGCATCATCTGGTAGTACTCGAAGCCCGTCTGCATGGAATTGGGCCGCGTGTGCAGGAGCTTGAAATTGGGGTGGTTCCTGACGACTTTCTTTCCCCCACCGGGAAGATCGACGTAGATGAGGCAAGGGAGCACGCCGAGGGCGCGGCCCTTGGCGCTCACACAGGCAATGACCGTCGAGAGGCGCTTGACCGTGTCCGGCGTGATGCGCATCCCGGCAACTGACGGCGAGCCGACGGCAGAATACCAGTAGTCATCCCAAGGGGCGGGCGCGCCGCCTATTCCGCCCACATCGGCGCGCAAGCCCTGGAAACCGCTGACCATGGAGCTGACAAGACTCACTGACGCCTCCGGGAAGAAACTGCGCTACCGCGTTCGTAGAAGGTGGCTCCGGCGGTGAGAATCAGGCCGCCGACGATGAACCCCAGAGGAGGCCAGGCCATCCAGCAGCCAGAGGCAAGGAGGGCCAAGCCGACGCAAAAGGCCGTTCCGGTGATCACGCTCACCCATACGACCGGCTTCTTGGGGTGCGCTTCAAATGCAGGTGGCGGCATGAGTCCTCACAAATACCCGATGTGCACCGGCGTGTAGCGGCGCTTGATTTCGCCCGCCATGGCCGGGTTGAGGCCGGTGATGAGCGCGGTGGCCGGATCGATCTTGTCTTTGCCGTTTTCCAGCTTGCGCGGAAAGACGTTGTCGTTGGCGTCGATACGCGCGACGACGCAGGAGATGGCCCAGGTGAGAACCGGATCGCCATTGTGATGGAGCCGGCCGGCGCGCATGGCGGCGTCCAGCTCCTTCATGGCTGGCGAAAGAAACTGCACCGTTTGCGGAACCGATTGCACGATGTCGTCACCGAGCTGCTCGGCGAGCTGCTGCTGCATCTGCAGCGCTGACCAGGGATCGAAAGCGATGCGCTGAAAGTCATAGTCGGACAGCTCGTTTTCGATATCCTTCTGGATGACCGAAAGCTGAATCTCAGGGCCCGGCACCGCGTGCAGATGATTATCGAGATACCAGCGCTCATAATGCGAGTGATCGCCGTCCATGATGGTGTCCATGGGCGCGTAGTGATGGCCGAAAACGTAGTAGTGACGGACCAGGATGCCGTCCACGTTCTTCTTCATCCGCTGGAATATCTTGATGCGCGAGGCGAGATCGATCTGCGCGGCCAGGTCGTTGCCCATCCAGCAGGCCTCGCCCTTGAACTCATCCAGCGAGAGACTGCCGTCCTTGCATTGATTCCAGGCCGCCATGTTGAAGTAGCCGTTGAGGGCGTTGCCCCACAGGTCGAGATGCTTGGTCTTGTAGATGAACTGCTTGTGCGGCGACTGCATGGCATCGCGGAGCTGCTTGGCGAGATACTCGGGAAAAACCGAGACTCCGAAGTTCGGGTTGGCCTTGCGCTGCGCGTCGGTGGACTTCCAGTCGTCGCCCTCATCGGCGGAGTACATGATGCAGAAGAACGAATCGTTTTCGACCAGGCCGTCGAGGAGCTTCTCGCAGTCCTTCTCGGTCAGGTAGCAGGGGCCGGCGGTATCGGTTCCCGCAGTCGTGATGTCGATGGTCAGGCCTTGGCGGCGGGCTCCCATGCCGGTGACCATCGTGTCATGCAAGTTGCTGCTTGGATGCTCGTGGTATTCGTCGACGATGGCGCAGCTCGGAGACGCGCCGTCCCCCGGATCGCCGATCAGCGGCTCAAATTTGCCATCATCGCGCCTGGCGACGATGGACTCGACGTTGACCTCCAGGTCAAAGTGCTCTTTGAAGCGCGGGGCCTTCTTGGCCATGCGGCGCGCCGTGCGAAAGACCTCCATCGCCTGTTTTTTGTTGGTGGCTCCCGAAAAGACCTCGGGGCCCGACTCATGATCGGCCACCAGCATGTAGAGGCCGACGCCGGCCGCCCAGGTGGTCTTCGCATTCTTGCGGGCCACCTTGATGTAGGCCTCGGCGAAGCGCCGGAAGCCAGTCTCTTTCGAAATCCAGCCGAAGATGCTGCAGGTGATGAAGACCTGCCATGGTTCGAGCTTGATGAGTCCGCTCTGACCGACACCGGCTCGGGCCCACTCGCCTTTGACGTGAGGCAGCAGCTCGATGAAGCGGCAGACCCTGCCGGCGCGCGCAGCGTCGAAGCGGTAAGGGTAATCCTCCCTGGCCGACTTCTCCAGGTCTCCCAGATGGCGCTGGCAGGCTTTCAGCACCCATTTGCAGGCGAGAAGCTTTTCGGAAACCACATCGCGCGCATAGCGATGGCAGACGGTGGCAAAATGCCGATCAGCCTGCGCCAGAGTTGACTTAGCCGAACGCTTCCCACTCGCCATCGGTCCCTCTCACGCCTTTGCCCACGCTCGGGAGCCGCTGATCGAGCTCAAGCCGGGAAGTGAGCGCGAGGAGGTTGTTTTTCTCCGAGGTTTTCATGGTTTCCCCGGAAATGCGGAACTTGTCCATGGCGACGACGAACTGTTCGAGAAGCGCGCGCCGCATCGGCGTCCGAATGGTGACTTGCGGGCCAAACTCGGCCCAGATCGCCTTCCACCTGGCGAACTTCATGGCGCCCATCGATTCCGGCGCGACGTTCCAGCGCTCCGGTGGAGGCCCTACCGGCTCGGGCTTGGCTCCGTTTCGCGAGGCTTCGATGCGCTCGCGATAGCGCTGGGGGTTCTTCTTGGTCGAGCCGCGAGCTTCGAGTACGCTGATTGGAGTCCGAGGTCGCGACATGGTGGCCATCCTGCAAAGCCGGTCCGCGCGGCGTCATTCTTGCCGAGAAAGCGCCTCCTGCGGGGTTATCTGCTGAATTTGAGGGCCCCTCATAGAAGAAGCGACCAGAATGCCGTTTTAGGCTGATTTTGGGAGTTTTTCGTATTTTGTGGAAGTAAAAGTTTCCTTGTAAGCGCGGTCTCGCGGGGGACTGCCCTGAAGATTTTACCCCGCCCCGGTCGATGGAACTCCCTCACGCATCCCTGCGGGAACGGCCTTCTGTCCCCTGACATCATTGCCGAAACCGCCTTCCTCGCTCGCCGTCTTGCGCGAGTGGCAGGTACCGCAGAGCGACTGCCAATTCTTCGGGTCCCAGAATAGAGCCATGTTGCCCTTATGCGGAATGATGTGATCCGTGCAGTCGGCTGGCTCCGGAAAGCGCTGATGCACCTTGTACGGATCGGCGCACCATGGATGCTTCAGGAGCCATCCAGAACTGGTCTTGCGCCATCGCGGCCCATACCCACGCGCCGCAGCGCTTGGCCGCGCCTTTGACAACATCTTCGCAGGAGCCTTCGGCCGGCAGCGATCACAATACCCGCTTACGACCAGTGCCGAGCATCCCGGCATGGCGCACGGACGTTTGATGCGTGACGCCATTCTCACCCCGCCGCATCCATCCGTCGCAGACGCTCGTAATACTCTTCCGGATCGGGAGGTGCGCCGCGTCCAATGGCGCGCCGGTATGTACCGCCAGTGCGGATGTTGTAGTCTTCCCACATCACGTCATGCTCGCCGACGAACTGCCTGAACGGCGCCGTGATCGCCCTCAGCGCATCGAGCGCCTTCCAGATCGCGGTCAGAAATACCGACAGCGCAATGATCACCGTTATGAGAAATGGCCATTGCACGGCCGCCCAGGTAAGAGGCATCTGCGATCATCCTTATCGTGCAGGTTTGGGATAGACGCGCACTGCTTTGTCGCCGTAGACAGCGACGCCCGTTCCGTCATCGATCCTCGATGCAGGATGCGGCCATTGACGCACTTTTTGGATCGCGCGCTCAACCGCATCGTCCGGAACCGGAATATGACCATTCGATCCCGCTGGCCGATTGAGTTTCTTTGCTTCCGGCATGCCCAATGTCCGCGAGCGGCCACCGAGCCCAGCATTCAGCTGGCAGACGCGCATGGTGATCGAACAGGCTGTGGGTTTGGAAAGAATTTCGGTGTCGCTGCGCTTGTCGGCCATGATCTGATAGCCGAGCAGATTTCCCTGTTCGTCATACACCTGACGCCAACGTCGCTTGGCTAGATTTTCCGCCGCTTCCGTTGAAGAGGTCATGTGCACGACACGCCAACCAAGAGTAGTCCCGGCTGCAAAAAGATAAAGATTCCGCGCAGCCCCGCGAGCGCGGCGCTGTGAAGCCGTCGGTTTTCCCATATCGTTAGAGGATTTTCAGACAAACTTCGAGTTACCCTTACAACTACGCGGTAACGTCGCGCCGCTGCTCTTGGCTAGCTCGGGAGCGGGTTGTTTTCCGCTCCGCATTCACCCTAGCAAATTTCACAAAACCCTGCGGACCAAATCCGTGGAAAAGTCCTGTTCTTTCGACTGCAAACCCGCGCCCAGCTTGGCTTTTAGCGCTGCAATATTTTTTTTCAGTGTGAAATCTTGCTTGCTCCGCAGCTCAACAACCTGCTTCGCGTGACGCACAGTAGTCCAGTGCATTTCCCCAAACACTTTGCCGATCTCCGTAATTCCAGCCTCAGTCAGCTCGCAAGCAAGATACATTCCCAATTGCCTGATGCGTAAAATCTCTGTGCCCGGATGGCTGATCGACAAACGCTCTTCGTCAATCGCGTAGTGTTCCGCCACCGTCGTTCGCACTGTTAGCACTGTTAGCGGTGTAATCACCTGCGGCTTGTGCTTCAGAAACTCGGGCCCCATCACCGCGCCCGGAGCCATCCGCACCACTTCGCCGTCGATGACCCGCCGCACCGGCCGGTTGATCGCCGCCTTGAGCTTCTTCTCCGCCCGCTTCGATAGCGGCTTCGGCTGCGGATTCTCGTCAGGATCGGCAAACTGCGCAATCATCTCCGGCTCCATCCCATGCCGCTTCGCCACCTCCGCGATCGAGGCATAGCGCAATTCGCACCGGAACCGATCTCGCTCCGTCGTCGTGTAATTCGGCGGCAGAAAGCGCATTTCGTGCGCCCGGTGATAAACCGGCTGTGCTGGCAAGATCGGCTGGCAGGGATCATCCTCATCCGCTCCCGCAAAGTTAAAGCCATCCCGGAAGCCCGCGCCGGTCACGTAGCAGCAGGCCTCG